ATGGCGACCTACAAGGAACTCGCCGACGCCATCATCCAGCAGGAGGGCGCATTCGACCCGCGCAGCGTCAACATGCGCATGGTCGCCCGGCACGGGCTTTGGAACGTCGGCCACCTGACCTGGGCGTCCCAGCGCGGCGCTGTGCCGGTCAACATCGGTGGCCGCCTGTGGGCCGGATGGCCCACCTACGAGGAATCCTACGACGGACTCTTGCGCCAGCTCCGCGCCTACGCAAACCGGGGCATGACCTTGGAGGAGATGATCTACGTCTACGCGCCGCCGGAGGAAAACCCGACGGAAAGCTACGTCGCCTTCATCAGCTCCCGCACCGGCATTCCCAGAGATGGCAGGCTCGCCGACTACCTAGATCCCAACAGTTACTTCCAGTACGCCGGGCGCAAGGCAAGTGATACTCCCAACCCGGACCAGCCCTTCCCTCTCGACCTCGGCATCGGAGAAGAAGCCGCCAGCTCCGGTGCCCAGCTCGCAGCCCTCGGCGGCGCAGCAGGAATCTTCGTCCTCCTCGCCATCGCAGGAACCGCAGCGGTCCTCCTCAAGCGAGCCTGAGCAGGCAATTGCCTCTGGCGATCCCGGGCATGCCAACATCGCCACGAGGCCGCCGCATCCGGACTTCATCGATGCGCTGCGCTGGCTGACCCGGCAGGCATGGGGCCTCTGGCTCCGGCTGTGGAAATAGCAACCTGGCACCCTGCATCCGGTACCCGGGATCCGGCACTCGGCACTCGGCATCCGGAAGCCGGTACCCGGGATCCGGCACCCTGCACCTGGAATCCGGCATTCCGGCATCCGGCACCCGGGATCCGGCACCCGGCGTCCGACGCCCGTTGTAGAATGCCCGTTGCCGCGGCAGAAATGCCCCAGGACGAGCCGGAGAGGCCGGGGCAGGGGTAGGGTAGCGGGCAGCCCCTTCGAACGCTCTGAAAGCCGCCGCCGTTGATCCTGCGCCGGGATCGCTGCATACTGGGGCCATGAACCCCGTCAAAGTGATCCTTCCCGCCGCCGAGGGCGTCAACCCGGTGGCCATCATCGACTGCGCCGCAATGCCCCTGGTCGATGTGCTCGGCTACTGCAGCCGGACGCTCGGCTGGTCCCGCGCCCTGCTGACCATGGGCCGGAACGAAGAAGGCCGGGGCGTCGTCGCCGAGATCGGCGACCTGACCGCCCAAGCCGCCGAAGCCGCCAGCCTGGAGCGCAACATTGAATCCCTGCCCCAGGGAACCACCATCCGGCGGCTGGTCATCGGCAACGGCGTGTTCGCCGCCGTCAGCCAAGCCGACGGCACCGTGCTCGACAACGCCATCGAGGCCATCCACGCCGTCGACGAGCCGCCGCTGAACCTCGCGCCCGGTCTCTTCGACGAGGACGACGAGGACTGGGACGACGACGAGGAGTTCGAGGACGAGGACGAGGAGGAGTTCGACGACGAGGACGAAGACGATGACGACGCCGACGCCGAAGAGGAGGAGGAAGCAAAGGCTGCTTCTGCTGGCTAAACCCTTGGTGCTCTGGCTGCTCTGCATCGGCCTGCTCTGGGCCGCCATCCGGACGGAGCCGGTCAACCTGGCGCTCGCCATCGCCGGTCTGTTCTTCCTCGGCCCGGCGGTCTCCGCAACCGAGGAGGCCATCCTCGGTCGGGACTCCCTCCGGCGTCTGAAGCTGTGGCATGATGAGGACAAGGGCGAAGACTAACTCCTCCGGCTTCGGCCCGCATGGCTCCCCCTCCGGCGCATCCCCCCTGCCGCCGGAGGGGGCTTCGGCCTCCGGAAAACCCCCCTCCAAAACCCCTCTCTGGAAGCGCATTTTTCGTAGCGTACTGTCTCTTGCAGGCGCTTTTTTAGGGCCTAAAACGGCTAAGTCCCTTGATTGTGCAGCCAAGGGACTGGACAATATGTCCAAAGAGTCTGATCAAGAGAAAGGAGCACCCATGATCATCTACCCGAAACCGGACGTCCCAATCGCCTCCGCGCAGGAGCCGATCCAGTCAATCTACCTGTTCCCGGTCATGCAGACCTGGGACGACTACCGCGAGCTGTTCCGCTCCGATCCGCCGCCGCCGGATCCGAACTTCCGCGCCAAGTACTGGCTTGATCCGGCTTACGCCAACCTGCAAGAGGACGACGGCGAGGAGGTCTCCTACACCGTCGTCGCCTACGATCCCCGCACCGGCGCTTACAGGGTCGATGCCAACGGCAACCCGGTCATCACCACCCTGACCATCAGCAAGTGGCTCGCGGGCCGGGTCAACATGCCGCGCGGAATCGCCAACGAGTTCCCGCCGACGGCTGCCATCAGCCGCTTCAAGCCGCTGCCGGTTCCCATCCGCCAGCTCCACCCCGACGAGTACCTGGCCATGAGCGGCGGCATCCTGCCCCAGCCCGTCGTCGTCAACCGCCGCAAGGTCGCCGTCACCGCCAAGGACATCGCAGCCCGGATCCGGGCGCTCTTGGACGAGCTGGACAGCAAGCTCTGACGGGAGGCGGACAATGGGTTCGCTGCTCGACCTGGAAATGGAGCCGTTCCTCGTGTTCGGCTTCCCCGAGTACCGCGACGATGCAAGCTACATCATGCTCGCCGGCGAAGCCGCCGATGCCTTGGCGTCGGTCAGGAACTCCGTCAAAGCCCCGGTGAATTCGGTTCTGGTCGAGGTGCCCTACGTCGAACTGCTCGACCTCTGGATCCCCGGCGACGCCAACGTCGAGCTTGGAAAGGACATCGGCGTCATCACCGCATGGCGGTTGTGGAACAACGGCGTCGACGAGGAAGCCGACCTGGAGCGGAACTTCACCACCGGCCCCTGCTCCTCGTTCGACTACATCCGGCTGGAACTCGCGAAGAACTCCAGCGGTTACGAGTTCCGCGCCGTCGGCTTCGGCGACAAGGGCGGCGCGTACGAGCGCACCGTCTGGGTGCCGCTGGAAAAGCTGTCCGATGCGGCGGCAAAGACGGCCAAGCAGGCAAGGGAGAAGGAGAACTTCTCGGAGGATTGATGCGGATTCTCAACCTAGGGGCCGGAGTGCAGAGCACGACCGTGTACCTGATGGCGCATGCGGGCGAGATCCCGCCTTACGATTACGCCATCTTCGCCGACACCGGCGAGGAACCACAGGCCGTCTACCGCCATCTGGACTGGCTGCGCAGCCTCGGCGGAACGCCAATACTCATCCGGCAGGCGGGACGCCTTGGAGACGATCTGATCCGGGGGCGCAACAACAATGGAGCCAACTCTGCGTCAATACCGGCCTACGTCAGGTCAGGAGAACGCATTGGCATGGCCCCAAGGCAGTGCACACGGGAGTACAAGATCGCCGTGATCAACCGGACAATCCGGCGGGAGCTGCTGGGACTGAAGCCCCGGCAACGGATACCGGCAGGAGTGTCTGTTACTCAGGCATACGGCATCAGCGTTGACGAGGCGGCCCGCAGCCGCAGGATCCGCGAGAACCTGAAGAGTCACTCCCTCTGGCTGTCACTAGAGTTCCCGCTGCTGGATCGCTTTATGAGCCGGGCGGATTGTGTGCGGTGGCTCCAGAAGTTCGGCGTGCCCCATCCAGTACCGAAAAGCGCTTGCGTGTTCTGCCCCTACAAAAGCGATGAGCAGTGGCAATGGTTGAAGGACAACGATCCGGAGGGATGGGCGCGTGCGGTCGAGATTGACGAGGCCTTGCGTAACGGGGTCGTGGAAGGCCGTGGTTGGAATGGCCAGCTGTACCTGCATCGTTCCGCAGTGCCGCTGGCCGAAGCCGACCTTGAGAAGAACGGAGGGTCCGGCAGCCCGCAGTTATCGTTCGCACTGGAATGCACAGGCATGTGCGGGGTTTGACCAAGGAAGCTTGATGTGGCTCTACGTTCCCTTTCCCTCTGTTCCGGCGTCGGAGGACTCGATGTCGTACCTCTGCAGGCTGCGGTCGCTGTGCGAGAGCTTCTGCGGCGGTCCGGAATCGCCATTCAGGGAGCGCGGCCATGATTGACTACAACCACGGGGATGCGTACCGGCTCCGGGCGCTGGGAGTGGCGGCGGATCCGGATGACCTGCGGGTGATAACCAGCGAAGAGTTTCTCAGGGCCTGCCTGAACGCGCTGTTCAACGTGCAGCGGGAGCGGGACGAGGCGCTGGCCGCAGCAGCCCGCTGGCGTCGGCTGTTCTGGCTTTGCGCAGCGGCATTGCTCGCGGGGATCACAACAAGGAGCCTGCCATAGTGAGAGACAGAGAGCGTCTGGAACGGTTCATCCGCGAAGCGGCGGACGAGGACGAGCTGCACGCCGTGCTCGACCACTATTACGGCGGCAGCATCGACCGCTACCTGGAGTCCATGGGTCTGCATTCGGGCGAAGATCTGGACGAGCTGATCGAGGACTGGGGCGGGGAAACCAACGCCAGGCGGATCATCTACGACTCCGTCCACGAGGACTTCCGCGATCTCGAGGAGACGCTCGAGAAAGAGCGGCGGCGCAAAGAGATCGAAGACGAAGAAGACCGGCAATGGCAAATCTACCGGCGGCTGGTCGTGCCGCTGATGGAACGCGCCGTGTATTACGCGCGGCGTCATCCCGATGTCTACTCGATCCGGGAGAACGAGTCGAGCGTCTACATCTACGGCCCGGCGGGCAACATCCGGTTCAGCGACCACCCGCAGAAAGTCGACTACGACAGCCACGGACGCCCGATAGTGCGCGGCGGCTGGGCCAAGAGAGGCGAGCTGTGGGCGGGCGACTACTACCCGCCAGCAGACTACTCGCTCGATCCGTCCAACGCGGACAAGATCGACTGGGACGACGTGCAGGGATGGCTCGAGATCATCGCACGCGACGATGATGCCCCAAGGGAGAGCAACCCGCCGCACTGGGCGTCCAAACGCATTCCCACCACGCACTGGGGCTGGGTCGTCGATGGCAAGGTCTACGATTTCCTGACCCACGAGCCGGAGGACGGAGCCGAGGTGTGGGATCACGGGCAGGCGGCGCAGTGGCTCATGGAACGGAAACCGGAACTGGCCCGCCGCACGCTGGAGATGATCCGCAAGCTGCCCGGCGGGTCGCGCATCCGGTCGCTGGACGACCTGCACTGGCAGTCGTCGCTGTTCACCGGATTCGAGCATGCCGGCGCCGTCCGGTTCCTCGTCCAGCCGCCGGTGCTCGAGATGACCACCGCGTTCCTCGACGACAGCCGCTTCCGCGACAAGATCCAAAACCTGTCCTACGCCATGCGCTCGCTGGCCCGGCACGCCGAACAGGGCGGCTACGTCGAGTTCAGCATCGGCGGCTCGGTCAAGGGAAACGAGATCAAGGTTTCCCGCAGCTACGTGCTCGATTTCAACAGCCGCGCCGAGCTGGTCGAGGCCGCCGGCGAGCTGGAGGTCATCGACCGCAAATCCAAGCTGGCCGCATGGCTCAAAGCGAAAGGCGCTTGAGGTTATGCCGATCCGGTACGCTACCAAGGAACAGATCGACAAGCTGCTGGAAGCGGCCTACTACGATGTCCGCGATTACGCCATGCTCACGCTGATGTTTTGGCGCGGCCTGCGGGCCTCGGAAGTCGGCATGCTGCAGATGGAGGACTACAACCGGGCCGACGGGCGGCTCTACATCCGCCGCGCCAAGTGCGGCCTGAGCGCCGAGTACCCGCTCAGCCCGCAGGAGCGCAAGGCGCTCGATGCGTGGATCCGCATCCGGGGAACCGAGCCGGGGCCGCTGTTCGTCAGCCGCAAGCAGTCGGCCATCCGGCGGCAGCAGATCCACCGGCTCGTCCAGCACTACGGACGCCGCGCGGGCTGGCCCGAGGAGCTGTGCCACCCGCACACGCTGCGGCACTCCATCGCCGTCTACCTGGTCGAGCAGGGCGTCGACCTGCTCGCGATCAAAGACTGGCTCGGCCACAAGGCGATCAGCTCGACCACGGTTTACGCGCAGATCACCAACAAGGCGCGGGAAGCCGTGGCCGCCAAGGTCTATTCGGCTTCCGCAAAGCCGGTCGTCCACGTCAACTGGTCCCGCAACAGGCGCAGGCGGCCCGCTGCGGGGAAAGGAGCAATCGGGCAATGAACGCGGTTGTCGGAGTCGCTTTCCGCAAGGCCATGGCCGGAGGGCTGTTCGACAAGATCGTCGGCCTCCGCGCCGGGCTGCCCGGCATGATCTACAGCCATTGCGAGTTCTGCTGGCCGGGCAAGAGCTTCATCGTTTCGGCTTCCTTCATCGGTTGGAAGCGGCAGGAGTACTCGCCGTCGGAATGGGACATCCTGCCCCTGCCCGTCGACGAGGAGGAATCGCAAACCCTCGCTCACCTGTGCGAGACCCTGCTGCAGTCCAAGCCCCGCTACGACTGGCCCGGGCTGGTGCATATCGGCGCTCTGCACCTGGCCGGCCGGGAGCTGCCCAAGTGGTGGTTCTGCTCCGAGCAGGTCGCATGGGCGCTGCGCAAGCTGGGCTACGTCGACCTGTTCTGCCTGGACAAGGACGCCTACACGCCGTCGCTGGTCGCCTACACCATCACCCAGTGGCGCAACCTGCCGCAGCCGGTCGCCGATGCTCTGGCGTCCATGGCGAGAGCGAGAAGGGGAAGGAAATGAATGACCGGAAGCGCAGCGCCAGCATAACCTGGTACGATCTGCTGGAGCGGCACCCCTACCGCGTGACGCTGGCCAACGGCGGCGAAACCCGCACCCTCTACGTCAGCAGCATCGCAGCGGCCAAGTCCGGCCTGGAGATCGGCTGGCGCATCTCGAAAGTCGACCGCTGGGATGCGGACCGGCGCTGCTGGGAAGCGGTGACTGCATTCTGACTCCGGATCCCGGTTTTCTACAGCCGCTGCCGGTATCCGGTGTAGATCTCCACCGCCTTGTCCAGCCGCCGCATGAATTCCCCGTAGCTCATCCCCAGTACTTTGGCCAGCCTGATCGACACGCTGCGGTTGGGCACGATCATCCCCCTCAGAATCCGGTAGACGTGCGTCTTGCCCAGCCGCGCACGGTAAGCTACGTCCATGATGCGCATCGACGGCGGCAGGCCCCAAAGCTCCTCGATCAGGCTGCGCCACTTGGTCCTCGGTGCCACCGGCATGCCATTATTCTACAACCGTTTGCAATTCCCGGTGTAGCGGCTTACACCACAATCCGTTGTGGCAAATTGTGCACTTCGCCGATGTTGCGCTCGCTTGTGCGGGCGACCGGCAGTAGAGTGCTTTTAGGCGCTAAAATTCCATGACGCAACTCATCACAATCGAACAGCTCCGGCAGCTGCACGACATGCTCCAGCGCGACCTGGAGAGAATCGAGCAGCTGCTCGGCAAGCTCAATTCCCTTTCCGAGGACGCCACGGCGGAGCAGATGCTTCGAGTATTGGTCGAGATCAACCAGCGCAACCTCGCGGCGCAGGCGGAGGATCTCCGCCACAAGCTGGACAGCCTGCGGCCCGCCATGGCCAACATCATTCTCGCTACGCCAATGCCGGGGGTGCCAAGGCAATGAGAAAACGGCCTGCCAAATCCCAGGAGGAGCTGTGGACCGAGTCCGTCGAGCTGCCTGCCGAAAACCGGATCGAATTCAGCGAGGAGGAGTGGCAGCAGCCGGCGTCGGACAACAAAGGCCACTCGGTCAAGCTGTCATGCCGCGTGCCGCCGCCCGTGGCCAGGATGATCGAGGCCATCATTGCCAGCCAGCGGTTCCCCTACCAGACCGCCGACGATCTCGTCCGCCACGCCGTCGTCCGGCACCTCTACGCGCTGCATTGCTGGGATCAGACCCTGCCGCGCACGCTCTACACCACGGCGGCGGCCATCATCCGCATGGTGCAGGACCATGAGGCCATGATCGCCATGCGCGAGGCCGTCGTCCGCGCCGCAGGCATGCTGCAGGAGCTGGCGCAGGAGCAGGACTGGGCCGAGGTCGCCCGGCGCATCGCATTCGTCGACGCAGCCATCGAGCAGATGCCTGCGACCAGCCCGTGGCGGCGCAAGTTCGAATCCATGTGGCGGAAGAAAACCGACAAGTACCGGCAGATGGTCGAAGATTCCGGAGCCGAAGACCGCCCAGCGGGGCCGTGCCCCAGCACGCTGCCAGCGCACATAGACATCTAGGCGCGGATCAGCAGGGGGAGCCAATGATGATTCCGGGGGGATTCCCTTCCCTGCGCCCGGTCCAGGAAACCATGGCCGGCCTGATCGAAGCAGCCTGCCGCAGCGGCAGGCAGACGGTGCAGTGCCACTGCGCGCCTACCGGCACGGGCAAGACGCTGGCCTACATCACGGGCTGCTGGCGGAGCGGCGCTCGGACTGCGGTTCTGACGCAGACGAAGGCGCTGCAGTCGCAGATCCTGCGGGACTTCCGCCGCGAGGCGAAGGATCTTCGCGGCGCGGCAAACTTCCGCTGCGCTCGCTGGGGCACGTGCGAACGCGGCAGATCCCGTGGCTGCTCCGCCAAGGATTGCCCGTATCTGGGCCAGTTCGACGAGGCACGCGTCTACAAGATCATCGTAACCAACTACGCCATGTGGGCCGCAGCCGTCACGAGCGCTGCGCCGCTGGGCGAGATTCGCGCCATCGTCTGCGACGAGGCGCACCTGCTGGACTCGGCGCTCGATTCCGCATTCAGCATCCGGCTGACCCAGGACGAGGCGCGGTCGCTGCATCTGCCCTCGCCGCCGGAGCGGTCGGACATCGGCTCTCTGCTGCCGCATCTGGCCAACCTCGGCCGGCTCGAGCAAAGGACCGAGGATGACGCGCTCCGGCTGCAGCGCAACAAGCGCGTCTGGTCCGCAATGCTCGGAATGCCGAAGGCAACGCCAGTGGTGCTGCGGGAAGATCAAAGCTCGATTGTCATTGGCACGCTGTGGCCCGCGCCGTGGTTCCGCTACGCCATCCTGAGCCGGGCAAGGACAGTCGTCCTGAGCTCGGCCACCATCACCGACCAGCAGGTGCAAACCCTGTTCGGCCTGGGCCGGGAAGAGTTCGAAAGCTACGACTACCCCTGCCCGTTCGACCCGGCCAAGGGTCCCGTCTACCTGCTGCCGCGCGGCAGGATGAACCACGCTGCGCGGGAAGAGGCCGTGCTGCGCGTGTTCAAAACCGCGCTGGACATCGCAAAGGCCAGGCCCGGCAGCCGCGGCATCATCCACACCGTCAGCTACGCCCGGGCGCAGAAGCTGATGGAGTACGCAGCGGCCCGGGAGATCGAAACCGCAATTCGGCTGACAGACAATCTGGACGCCTACATGGCCTCGCCGGATGCCGTGCTCGTCAGCCCCAGCGTCGGCACCGGCCACGACTTCCCGGACGACCTCTGCCGCTGGCAGGTCGTCATCAAAGCGCCGTACCCGAACCTGGGCGATCCGCTCGTCCGCCTGCGCTCGGAAGCCGACCCCGGCTACATGCAGATGGTGATGGCGGCCAACCTCGTGCAGATTTGCGGGCGCAACGTCAGGCACGAGGACGACTACGGGGAGACGTTCGTCCTCGATACCAACGCCTGCGAAGCGCTCTCGCAGACCGCAACCGGCCTGATCCCCGACTGGCTGGCTTCAAGGGTGCGGCGCATCTCCGCCGCGCCCGGGGTGAAACACAACAACGACCAGAAGGAGCAACCATGAGCATCAGTCTCAATCCCAAGACGTTCGTTTCCGGCGGGCTGCTCAACGATGTCGACGTCGAGATCGTCGAGGCCCGCTACGCGCTGTTCGACTACCAGGGAACCGTCGACGCCGCCAACATGCGCACGTCGCTGCGCCTGCAGCTGCGCACGCTGGACGGCGCGCAGGACGCGACCGAGCACCTGACGCTCGGCGCGACCACGGACTTCGTCCCCAACGACTCCGACGGCGGCCTCACGCTTCGTTCGCTGTCCGGCAAAACCGCCCTGAGCAAGCGCAGCAAGCTCTACTTCTTCCTGCAGTCGCTCGCGGAAGCCGGAGCCGACATGAGCCGCCTGGACAGCGGGCGGGCGGACGAGCTGGAGGGCCTGAAATTCCACTTCGTCCGCAAGGCCATGCCGGACATGGGCGGTCTCGAGGTCACCCGCCGGGGCAAGCACCAGGATCAGGCCATCGAGTACATCCACGTCACCAAGGTGATCGACTGGCCGCAGAAGAAGGCAGCGCCCAAGAGCAAGGCTCCCGCCGCGGCGGGCGGGCCGCCGCCGGAAGTCGAAAACGCCGCAACCGAAATCCTGATGGAGGTCGCCAAGCCCGGCATGACCCTGCAGCGGCTGGGCTTGGAGGCGATGAAGCGCGGCAGCAAGCTGGATGTCAAGACGCGCAACCAGATCAGCCGCCTGCTGGTCAACGAGCAGTGGCTCGCCGACCATGGCGTCGTCGTCGAGAACAAGCAGCTGGTCCTCGTGCCCTGGGCCGCCGAGGACGAGGTGCCTTTCTGAGGCCGGGACGATGCGCTGCTCCTTTCTGGGACATGCGGATCTGAAGCTCCCGTCAAGCAACCGGTCCTCCGGCGTCCATCTGAGCGGCATCATCCGCGCCATGATGGCCGACATGGGCCGCAAGTGGGCCTCGGAGGACGAACCCAGCCACGACGGCCTCTGCCGCATGGCCATCGGGCTGGCGTGGGAGGCCTGGTACGGGCCGCTGGCCTTCGGCGGCGACTACCACCCGGGCGAGTTCGAGTTCGACGGCGTCCTGTTCACTCCGGACGCCGTCGACTGGGAGCGGCGCATCGTCTACGAGATCAAAACCACAAGCAAGCGCAGCACGTCGCCGGAGGCCTCGCTGCACTGGCTGCTGCAGGTCAAGGGCGAGCTGTGGGCCATCGGCAGGGGCGAGTGGCGCAGGGCCGGGTTCCACGTGCTCCAGCTGTCTCCGCCGCAGAGGATCGACATCTGGGGGCTGGAATTCGACCCTGACGACCTCGAACGCACATGGCAGATGATTCTTTCCTACAAGGACAAAGCGAAGCCGGAGGTTTGGCAATGAGCCTGTTCAAGAAGATCTCCAACCAAGAAACGCCGTCTTTGAGCGTCTGCTCAAGCGGCAAGGAAAAGCGCGGCAAGACATTCTGGGCGTTGTCCGCGCCCGGCCCCGTCGCCGTCATCGCATCCGATCCGGGCACCGAGAGCGCCGTGCGCCAGTGGCAGCGGGCGGGCAAGGATATCGCCTGCTTCTTCCACGTGCTGCCCGGCACGGGGCAGAAGATCGAGGTTTACGAAGCCGCGTGGGCCAAGGTCGCCGCCGCGTTCGACGAGGCGGTCCAATCGCCGTCGATCCGCACCATTGTCATCGATACGGCCACCGAGATCTGGGAGCTGCTGCGGCTGGCGCGGTTTGGCCGCCTCACCCAGGTGATGCCACACCACTACGGGCCGGTCAACGCCGAGTTCCGCTCGCTGTTCCACCGCGTGGCTGGCCGTGGCAAGAATTCGATCTGGATCCACAAGGTCAAAAAGGAATACGCAACCAACAAAGAGGGCAAGGATTCGTGGACCGGGCGCTGGGAGCGAAGCGGCTTCAGCGGATTCGAGTACCTGGTCGACTTGGTGGTCGAGCATGATCTGCTCGTCTCCGACGACGGCCCGCCGGAGTTCGCCGTGCGCGTCATCGACAGCCGGTTCCACCCCACCAGGGTCAACGGGCAGGTGT